TGTAAGTATATTTTGGTCTTTCTTTTTTAAGATCTAAGTAACCCATGTTGTAACCAGGCATATAAACATCAGTTGGTCCTTGATTAAAAGCACCTGCTAATAATGGAACACCGCCTGCAACTATTCCGACTTTTAGTGGATCGTATCCTTCAATAATATTTCCTTTAGCATCTTTATTTCTAAGAATATCTAATAAACTTCCACCACCATCCGATTGAACACCAGCATTTTTTTGATCTCGAATCATATCCGAAGCAAAAGTTGCTTCGCCAGATTGATTCATACCTGGAAATTGAGCTGGAGCAACAGTTGCTCTTGCTTGTGGCACACCAGGTATACCACCCAGTGATTTTGTTAATTGCATTTCAGCAAATTTTTGTGATGCTGTCGATCCTGGAAACATATTCATTCCTGCAGTACCTAAACTGTAACCTGTGTAAGCACCTGTAACACCTCCTAGTATTCTTCCTATTCCAGAGGCTCCTGAATCTTTTGCTCCTTTGTATCCTTGGTAACCACCATAAGCGGCCATTGCGTAAGGTATGAGGTGTAACATTAAATATATTCTCCTTTTAAGATCTTAAGTATTGGATATTACCATTTTACTTAGGTATTATCAACTCATCGGCAAAACGTCCTTTATATTGATGCTCACCAACATGCATGATCGGGTCATCAATAAAGGCATGACACTTACCACCTACGTCTTTCCAAAGTTTACAAAAACTAAAATCCTCACCTAGATAAGTCTTAGTTTCAGGGTCGTGCATTGTATCAAAAAAGTTCCAAAGGTGCGGTCTGTTAAGATACTCTCCATTAATAATAGTTTTTTGAACTATGTTTTTATCTGGATATGCTTTAATTAATTTATCAAAAACTGATCTTTTAATTAACATACACCCAGTAGGGCTGTGCGTAACCTCAATAACACCTTCATTAACAACTATGTCGTTGGTATCTGCTACCCTCATAGGGTAACTATTTGTCCATTTTTGTATGTCATCTGGTTTTTTAACATCGCCTTTCTTGATTGCCTCTAATGCTTTGTTCCAATTAAATGTTTTTAATGGGTAAGGTATAGAAATAACATCTTTATCTCTATCAATCATTTTAAATATAGACTCAGCATTCATTAAAATATCTGAATCTACAAATAACATATGTGTCATACCCGATTCTATAAATCCTGAAACGCAAAGATTTCTACCTTGTGTTACTAAAGATGATTTCAACAATTGGAATTGTACATGCACCTTTTTATCTAAACACATTTTCTGAAGCTCAAGTAATCCTTGTGTATAATGTATTGAACAATCACTATGAACAGGAGTGGCAACAAACAAAGACATCTTATCCTTACGTTGTCCGGTATTCGTTGTCCAAATAGGATTAATTCTTTTTTCGTATTCTGTTACTGCGATAGGATCTGAAGTTACTTTAAGATCTTTGAGTGTTTGATATGTGTCTTCATTAACATATTCATTTATTTTTTTCATAAAGAGCTCCTTCTAAAAAACTTGTCCACTCATTGCCCTTTTTTTCCCAACTATAAAATCTTTTGTAAAATCTTTGTTGTTCTTCCAAATGTTCTTGAACATAAGTTTTATGTAAATATTGTGAAGATACTTCAATAGCTGCTGCCGTATCTTTTGCCATTTGTTCGTAGTTAGTGTCGTAATTAACGTACACAGGCCATTCAGCACATGTTTCATATAAAGCACCAAAATTATTTGTAATGACATGGACTCCAGCAGCAAGTGCCTCTAACGCTGATGCACAAAACGTTTCTTCAAAATTACTGGGGTAAACATACAAATCATAATCAGTCATATGTTCTAAAATATATTCATTTGGCTTATAACCAATATAATTTACATTACCCAATTGTCTTGCTTGTTCATATAAAGGTTCAAAATCTTTTTCATTTTTATTGGAAAAAGCATCTCCATAAACTTGTGAGGAACTATAAACATCTAAAGTAATATTAGGGTTTTTTACTAATTGCATAGCTGCAAGAAGTATATTCAATCCCCTCCATGGAGTATTGTGATGCACAATTTTAATTGGATCACCCTCTTTGTAAACTTTTCTTTTTGGAAAGTTACTTGTACCATTTTTAATAACAACTGATTTACCTGTTGGTATATTAAATATGTATCTAAATTTTTCATAATTCCAATGACTGTTAAAAACATACCAATCATATTGATCATGGTTTTTAGGATCAGCAAACCAAGAGTGTAGATTAGATTGATCATATGAATTTTTTTGCCAAAGTATGTTAAGTTTATTTGGATCTATAGGTACTTTACCTGGTATTGATGTACAGATTTGCACTTGATCTAGTAGTTCTTTAGGGACATGCTTATGTAGCATCTCCATTTGTAGCTCAGTAGCTCCACGGGGTTCCATTATATTCTCTCCTTCATGTTAAATGATATTGAAATTCTTTCGACCTTTGATTTAAAAGGTGCAACAGAATGTGGTAAGTTATGTGGAAATATAAACAAATCTCCATCAGCAGGGAGAAAATTTTTTTCTGTAATAAAATTTTGCATTGGAGGAGAAGTAATAAACCTTAATTCTCCAGGTCCTGCTACATTACTTGCATTTTTGTTACCCTTAAAATTTATGTTTTCTTGTTTTATTTCGTCAGGCATAGAAACAAATAACACAGCTGACAAATTACAATTGTCATGTGTATGTATCGGATTAAATTCTCCTGCTTTCATAAAATTGACCCAAGCACTTACTACATCAAAATCTATTTTTCTGCTATAAAAATTAAGATAACAGTTCTTAAAATCGTTAAGGTACGTATTTAAAATACTTTGTAGTTTTAAATAATCTATTTGAAACTCATCTTCAATGTGCCCTGCCAAACTTTTTCTAAAATTTAAATTTTCATCTTTATGACAAAGTTTGATTATTTCGTTTAGGTCTTTATTTACTACTTTGGTATGAAATAATAATGGTCCTAAGTAGTAAAACCTACTTAGCATTATTCTTTTGTTTTTGCACCCATCGAAACTTTAGTTACTTTTATTTCTAAGTCTTGTCTAAAATCATTCACAGTAGTATCAGTATTGGGATTAGCAACATCAGCATCAAAATCAGCTTGACTAGCATAAACCTGTCCTGTTCTTTTGTGTTTGATTATTTCTTTGGCCTCTGCAGGTATCTTTACAACATCGCTCATTGTTTTCTTCCTTGTTTGTTATATGGTTTATAATCTCTTTTCTCATTTTTGTTAAGTCTTTTTTTATGACGACCAGGTCGTTTTCTAGGTTTTGGTCTTTGCACAAAATCTTTAAATTTTCTAGCCATTTTCTTGCGATCTATCTATAAGAGCGTAACTAATATTACCCTGTATTTTATTACTGCCTGTGGCTGCTGTTACGGTTACTGCATCCCCTGGTTCTAAATTCAACCCCTGTGGTGTAGCGTTTACTTGAGATTTAGCAGGTACTTCATCTCTAAAAAATTCATACTCAGTATTTGAATTAGAAGAATCAACTATGTTCATGTTGACTACAATACCTGAAGAGGCATCATTATTTACAACGTAAACACTTTTTATTATTATTGTTCCATCTACGGGGCAAGTAAGATTTGTAGTTTTATCTGTGCTTGCTTGTTTGAAGCCTTGATTTTTGTATTGAATTGTCATGATAAAAAATAATTAAATGCTTCTTGTTCGTTTTTCAAGTCGTTTTGAAAAGAAAAATTTAGTTGATTCATAAGTGTTTCTAAAGATGCAACCATTTGTTTTTGATAGTCTACTTGATATTCTTCTTTTGGTTCTGGTATTCGAACAGTTATTTTTGCCATTATCTTCTCCCATCTGGTTGAAAATCAAATCTAAATAATCCCAGTCTCCAACTTTCATCGACTGCACTGTTAGATATTTTTAAAGCTGCTAATCTTGCTCTAGCTCTTGTATCAATCTTATCTGTTGAACTGGTAATGGTAAAAGGTCCAAGTGGTGAAGAAGTTGCAGTATCTGCAGGAAAGTCTCTTAGCTGTATGGTTACTACTGCATTACCTTGCAAATCTTTAAAGTCAGGAATAATTCTTCTAATTTTTATAAAGAATTCTCCATCACCATCTTGATCCAAATCAAAATCACCAGATTCAATAAATGCTGCTATAGCTGTTTTATTACCACTCGCATCAACTTCATTAACACCAGTTTCATGTTCGTAGTATATAGATCTACCTTGTGAAGATGATATTCCACTTACAGTAGGAAAGCTTGGTGCAGTGTTTTGTTCAAATTTAGTTGCATAAGGTTTTTCAAAAACTACTTGATCCAAATAAGAATTTCTTGCTAAAGTTCCTGTAACCCAGGTGCCATCTAAATAATTATAAGTGACCATTCTATTTACAAATTGACTTGAGTGGTCAGGATAAAACCAAATTATTTCGTTGTACAAACTATTATGTGAAGCATAAACTTGTTGACCTGAAGCTTGATTTATACCAGGATTACCTCCTGTTGTTTTAAATACAAAATCTTCAACAGGACATGGCATTCTTTTTACTGATCCATCATACATAAAAAAACCACCTTCATCTGATAACCAAAAAACAGTAGCGTCTACAAACACCATTGAGTTTTGTCCTATAATTCCACAGTTTGCTCCTACTTGTCTAACTGAAAAAGTAAAAGGTGGACCAACAAATTGCATAACATATGCCGAAGTATCAGTGCCAACAAAAGTAAAATCTTTACCTTGTACTGCACCACGTATTTCGCTTCCAGAATCTAATTGGAAAGTACCCGCTGTGTTTACAGATGTTGGTTGATAATCACTTATATTTTCTTGATCACAAAATCTTATAAACATTTTGTCTTGTGTGGCTGCGTTACCAACAGTTGTTTCTGTGCCTAAATGAAATAAATGTCTATCTCTATCTGATACTATTGTCATTATAGATTTAGTGGGATTAGAGGGTATTGGTATTGCTCTTGTTTGTAAAGCAACAGAAGTTACAGCTAGAGGGTTCCATTGAAAAGATCTTCCGTTACGAACTGTTGCAACTAATATTTGTCCATAGTTGTCTAAAGACCATAGTCCCGGATCAAGTGAAGTGTTTGATGATGTTCTAGTAGTACCCCAGGTTCCTATATTCCATGTACCAGCTCCCCATCCATAACCAAGAGTTTGATTTAAAGGACCTATCTCAATATAAGGTAGAGGATCTAAAGTTCCATCATTTGTAACACCCGATCCACTTTCTACAGCGGACATTTGAATTGTAAATGTTGTTGCACTTGGCACAGTTTTAATTTCAAACACTACATCATCGAAGCTTGCAGCATTAAAACCTGTATTTGCTCCAAAAGAACCAGCGTTCTCGAACGTTATAAGATCTTCAGGATCTAAGTTATGA